CTACCGATTTAAAAAGTGTATGTGAAAACTTTCTTATTCACATTGGTAAAATACCATTACTGGAACATAGGAAAGTAGTTGAGAAAAATGAAAAACGTGCTTTAGAACATATAAAGAGGACGCTAAAATTAAAAAAGTAGTTGTATATTAGCATAGAAATTAAAACTAAAAGCTATGACTCAAGTATTAACATTTACCGATTCAACAGTTTATCAGCCTAATTTATCAGGATTGAAAAAAGAAATTCAACTACTTAAATCAATGAGTACATTTAATCGTAAAAGCATATTTAAAAGAGCTAAATACTTACTTAAAAACAAAGTAACAGCTCAGTATAAGGAAATAGCTCCTGATATGCCTATTAATGATTATATCTATTCAAATGATGCTGAATGGGTAAATGTTAATGATTGGGCTACTGCTTTAAAAATAGCATGGTATGAAGCGAGAAAGGCAGTATATAAAAACAGAATTGAATTAAAACAGGTTGAGAGTAAATTAATAGCATGATAACGTACAGCAATATGAAACGTGCGACAATAACTCAGGAACGATGATACGAAGTACAACAGTAATAATTAAATATTTTTTCAGAAGGGATGGCAAAAATAGGTTTAATAGATATTGACGGACATAATTTCCCAAACTTGGCTTTAATGAAACTAAGTGCTTTTCATAAACAAAAAGGTGATGGTGTTTCATTTGTTACGATCGGAGATTACGACAAAACATATATGAGCAAAGTGTTTACATTTTCTCCTGATTTTGCAAATGGATTTGGAAACTATGGAGAAATTATAACTGGTGGAACTGGATTCAACAAAACAAACACTTTGCCTGATGAAATTGAACATATAATGCCTGACTATTCACTCTATAAAACTGACAAAGCATTTGGATTTTTAACAAGAGGCTGCCCTAATAAATGTGGATGGTGTGTTGTTCCAAAAAAGGAAGGTTCAATAAAACCAAATGCAGATATTACGGAATTTTGGAACGGACAAAAGGAAGCTGTATTGCTTGATAATAATGTGCTGGCACACAAACACGGATTAGAGCAAATAGAAAAAATTATTGATTTAGGTATTAAAATTGATTTTAATCAAGGACTTGACGCAAGATTAATAGCTAATAATAAAGACATTGCAAAACTATTAAGCCGTGTAAAATGGAGTAGATATTTGCGTATGGCTTGTGATACAAAAAACCAAATGCCGTTCATTGAAAAAGCACTTGCAAATCTGAATGAATTTGGATTTAAGAACTACCGTGTGTTTGTGTATTTATTGGTAAATGATATTGAAGATGCACACGAAAGAGCATTGTTTTTAAAAGATAAAGGGTGTAGCCCATTTGCTCAACCTTATAGAGATTTTGAAAACAACATATTACCAACTAAAGAACAAAAAAACTTTGCTCGATGGGTAAACCATAAAGCAATATTTAAAACAATAGATTATAAAGATTACGTTGCTTAATCCAAATTGGGCGATAGCCCAAAAGCGGGTGGGCAAAAAAAATATTTAATTATGGTCAAACTTGTAGAAACATTGAATCGAAGCACTACACTAAGCATGTTTTATATTGCAGCATGTTGTAGTGTCGTTTTAATGCACTACAACGGTTTGGGTATGGTTAGTGCCTGATTAGAATTACAAACTTTCAAAATATAAATAACAATGGAAAAAGAACAGAACTTACAAAACAGCACAGAACAGGCATTAACTATACCTGTTGTTAGCAAACGTTACTTTCACGAACTTTCACAGGAAGAAGTGGATAAATTGATTGCTGATAAAAAGAATTGGGGTGATATAATGCGAGAATATAAGCAACCCGATTGGTGCAAATACCCTAATGCACTTGAAGGAACTATGGGTTGTTGGTCTCTTGTAGATTTGAGTAAAGACGGGTTGCGGACTAAGATTAGTAAAGACTTTTGCAAAGGATGCGATGAATGTTCTTTGTAATGTTTGCTAACAAATGTATATACGCACCTTTTGTATAACAAATCAACATTAACAACCTAATATTCAATAAAATGGCTAAATATAACCTATCAAAAGAGTTTAGATAATTATGAAAAATCAAATTGAATCACTATACATTAATGCAGTATTAAATAATGAATCACCAAGCTATTTTGCTGATAAGATGCTTGATTTAATAGGTATTGATGGAGAAAAGGATACAAGAACAAATAGACAAAATAAAGCCAGATGGAGGTACTTAAATTTAGTTGCAAGTATACTAAATAATAAAGGTTATACATTAGATGTTCCAGGCTTAGAAGTGCCTATAAAATGGAATAAAGACTTATTATACCATATGCATTGGCAAGCATCTAAAAATGTACTTTATCCTGAAAAAAAGAGACAATTAGATACTTATGAGTTTTCAAAGTTAACAGAGCATGTAAGGGATTTGTTTGCAATGATATTTGATATATACATACCGTTCCCAAATATTAAGGATAAATTAATAGATGAAGATTATAAAAAGATGAATAATGGCTAAAAAACAAAAAACACTAAGCAAGCTAAAAAAAGACCTCTGGAAAGTATTTGCACTTTACATTAAGCTAAAATACTCCATAGATAACGAATACACGAAATGCTTTACATGTGATGCACCTCTTAAAATAGGGACTTCAAATTGTCAGGCAGGTCATTATTACACTAAAAAAGGTTATCCGGCTTTATATTTCAACGAAAATAATGTACGTCCTCAATGTTATCATTGTAATATTAACCTAAGCGGTAATACTGTAATATTTGGTGAGAGGTTAGAGAATGAAATCGGAACCGACCAAATGGAACACTTAAAAATATTAAGGCATAACCAAATTAAATTAATGAGATCGGATTATATTGACCTTATCGACCAGTACAAACAGAAAATAATAGACCTCTAAACAATTGACTATATGATAATTATTAACTATATTTGTGTAAACATATGACACTACAAACAATCACATACAAATGGGTTAAAGTTTTGGTTTCGCAGGCTTTGGTGGTTGTGCCTGTATTTTTTAACGGTTTGGGGTGTAGTAATGTAATTTTACGGATTTGAAAAACGAAAGATATGGAACAAGAAAAAAGAGTACTAAGAGTATTGTTAAGGAACTACACTAAAATAGAATACAAAGGTGGAGTAGCTAAAGTTATTTTTGATGAGCATTTTGAAGATATAGCAGAAGAGATAGTAAAATTATTTGCTATATCTGATGTTAGGCATTCCGTTTGCACATTCTGGGATTTGTGCGATAGTAAAAAAGGTGACTTATGTATAGATAATGATGAAGATTGCAAATATCATAAATGGGCTTAATTGTGCCTAACACGTGTATATCATTAACTCCTGTATAACAAATAGGCATTATATAATTAATAATCAACATTATGCAAAATAACACATACATAAATTATTCCTGGATATATTCAACAACTTATGAAGTCGAAATTAAATACGAATTGATATGAAAAACATAATCCTATTACTAACACTATTATCACTATTCGCATGTGATAAGTGCATAAACGAAGATGTGTACATAGAAGCTGTAAATACAATACCTCCTGATACCAATCAAGGTTCATCACCAAAAGGCATATACATTGAATACCTTAGCGATTCGATGATTTATGATTATTGCGCTTATGTAGGAAAAACTTATATGGTTAGAGCTGTATCTGGCCAAAGATGCTACGCAAAAGTAACTTCTGAGCATTGGTGTAAAGTATCCGTAATAACTAAAGATGGAAAAATACTATTTGAAGATAAAGGGTATCAGGTAGCTTTGATTGATGAATTGTATTAAAAATTAAATAACTAAGCGATGTTAGTAATATTATTTTTTGGACTGTTTATTATAATTGGATTAGTTTTTATTTTACCAATACAAGAAGTAGAAAATATAATAAAAGAGTTTCCGATTGAATTGAAAGGTGAAAAAATATCTTATTGTTTGGCAGCAGCTAATCCTATATATAAATGGCAAATTAATGTATTTGATTATAAGGGAAAAATAATTGCTGAATATGGAGTGGTTAGATGTAGTAAGTTACATAAACAAATTGAAAAATGTGAATGTGGAAATAAATATTAAACTATGATTAAAGTAATAGAACTCAGCTCCATGATTAACGGAGTGGATACAAATGGAAATCCATCCAAAACACTTGAAGAAAAAATGCAAGATGTTTTTAATAAAAATCCTGAATATAAATACATTGATCTTGTATATAAGCCTAATGGTAAAACAATAAATATGAGATATGCTACCTTGATAGTTGAAGATGGTTATCAAAAATCATTAAGTATATTTAGCGGTAGTGATTTAGAAGATGTCGATATAGACACCTTAAATAATGCGTTGTACACACAAAAGAGGACTTTAGTTAGAGGCAGTAAAGCTTACCATAAAGTAAACGACACACACAAAAAGATAAAGCGGTTAATAAATAATTAGCATTGATTGATGAATTGTATTAACGTGTAGCATATGAAATGCGCGAATAAATGAACGAATATTTCAAAACTCAAATACTTTAAAAATGAAGAAAGAAGGATTATTAACGCAAAGAGGTAAGCGTTTTTTATATGTATTGTTATGCGTTGTTTTTTTAATAACTAATGCAATACAAGGACTTGCCCTAACTGGAGAGATTGAATACAGAACTGGTACTTATTGGCTAAATATAGCTTACACGAGTGCTCAATTTTGGATAGTTTATTACCTATGCTTTGTTAGAAAACCTAAATAACGCATAACAAATGCATACACACAACTTCTCCATAAAAAAATCAATATTTGATAATACATAACCTATTTTGTATATTTGCATAAAGAATAAGATATGAAACATTTATACGTAAAAAGCAAAATATCACAAAAGAAAGGCGATATAATAAAAGCAGCTATTTACAAAGCAATATACAGGGAATCGGTAATGAAAGAAAATTGCTTGAGAATAGATATTAAAGGTTGGATATAATGGCAGCACCTAAAGGAAACGAGTTTTGGAAGCTTAGAAGTAAGCATGGCAGAGATAAACTCTTTGCTACTCCTGAGTTAATGTGGGAGGCTGCATGCGAATACTTCCAATGGTGCCAAGATAACCCCTGGCAAAGAGTAGAAACAACAATCAAAGACAAAAGCACAGATGTAAAAACAATACCAACAGAAAGGCCATTCACAATGCAGGGGCTTTGTCTATACCTCGATTGCAACACAGTTTATTTTAATCATTTTAAATCAGCATTAGATACTGAAAATAAGGATATTGATAAAGATTTTTCTAAAGTCATAACGCGTATAGAAGAAACAATTTATAAACAAAAGTTTGAAGGTGCAGCTGTTGGGGCGTTTAATGCTAACATAATAGCCCGCGACTTAGGGTTAAGAGATAAAGTCGATACTGAACATTCTGGCGAAATAAAAGGCAATCATCCAGATATTAATTTAGTAATTGATGGCGAAAAAATCAATTTAAAAGAAAATAAAGATAAAAAGTAACAATCCGTTTTGTTTAGCCGAATACCAAACTAACAATATGAAACAAAACCAATCCAAATAATTACAATATGAATTTTGACCCTAATCCGCTTTTTTATGAAATGGTCAAGATTTACCTTAAAAATAATCACCTTCCAGATAAAATAATAATATGTAATGAAGGTAGTTCCAGGAGTTCTAAAACATGGGACTTTTTCCATTTCTTAGTCATGTATTGCCGAAATAATATAGGAGAAAATAATGAAATATACATTCTTAGGGAAACATTAGCCGATTGCAAAGATTATACATTTAAAGAATTTAAAAAATGTCTAAATGTAATTGGCATATGGGATGATGAATGTTATAAACAACCACAAAAACCAAATTATAACTTATTCGGTAATCAGATAATGTTTAGAGGTCTTGATGATTCAAGCGAAGGTTACCCATCAGACATACTGTTTATAAATGAAGCGTTAGAAAACCAAAACAAAGAAAAGGTAGATGGGTTAGATATGAGGTGTAGGAAGCTAATGGTTATGGATTGGAATCCTAAATATACTCAACATTGGTGTTTTGATTTAGAAGGGCAGCCAAACGTTCACTTTACACATTCGACATATAAGAATAACAAACACCTGGAACAATCAGTAATTAATAAAATAGAATCTTATGAGCCTACACCCGAAAATATTAATGCAGGTACAGCAGATGAATATAGATGGAAAGTATATGGGTTGGGTATCAGATCAGCACCAGAGGGGATTATATTCCCTTATGTTACTTATATTGATTCGTTCCCTGATATTGGCTATTCGTATGGGATGGATTTCGGATTTACAACTGACCCTACTTCATTAGTTAAATATGCAGAAAATTCTAACAATATATGGATAGAATTATTACTTTATGAACCTACTGAAAACGCTGAACTAATACATAATTATGCTTTAACAAAAGGAATCAACATAAAAATACCTACCACAGCAGATAGTTCAGACAAGTACACAGGAGAAAATAAGGGAACAGTTGAAATGGTGAGAGATTTAAGACGCAAGGGATGGGCAATATCGAAAGTTAATAAAACTAAATCAATAATGTATTGGTTGACTTCAATGAAAACTAAAAAAATTCATATCGTAAAAAACAATCTTTATTCATTCGCTAAAAAAGAACAGGAAAATTATAGAATGAAATTAATTAACGGTATAGCAATTAATCAGCCTATTGATAAATTCAATCATATGTGGGATTCTGCAAGGTATGCACACATAGCTAACAATACGAAAAAAGCAGCAATGTATTGATTTTTTTAAATTATATGTTATATAACACATTTTTTTCATAACTTTGTGGCTATATACGTATAAAATGGCTATAAAGACATTTGAGGAAATAATACAGATAATCGAATTAGGCATACCCGATTGGGTAAAACAAGCCGAAAAAGAACACAAAAGATTAAATGTACATATTAACGGTAAACACACCGCAGCTTATCTTGATACAATTGATACGATAGAGAATGCAAATCAATTAGACCTAAGGAAAAAATTCCTAACTACCAACCGACATCTATTTACTAATCTTGCAAGACCTATTGATAAGGTCTTTTCTGCTAAAGGTGGTGGAAATATTTACAATCTAAATACAGATGCTAAAGATGAATTATTAAGAAAAAAACTTTCTAATATCAGGCATGGCAAATCAGTAAGGAAATGGATTAAAGATATACAAGCTAACAAGTATTACACCGATTCAGCAGGATTAGTATTCCTTGAATGGGATAAAAAGAAAACATATCCAACTATTAAAAGTATTTCATCTATTCAAAACTATGAATCGGATGGCAGGGAATTAGAGTGGCTACTATTTAGACCTGAAAAAGAAATAATAGCAGGGAAGGAATCAGGCAACTTATTATATCGTTTTGTTGATGATGCAAAAGACTATCTTATCAAGGAATCAAACGGTCAATATAATATAATTGAAGATAATACATATAACAATCCATTCAAGAGAGTACCAGCAATTATAAACTCTGATATTGTTAATTCAGATTTAACATACAATGAATCACCTTTTGAGGTAGTTGTAAGTTTAGCAGATCATTATTTAAGAACAGGAACAATCAAAAACCTTAATGAGTTCTTACATGGCTATCCTATATTTTGGAGGTATTTAACAGACTGCAAGGTTTGCAAAGGTACTGGATTGATAGATGGTAATACCTGCTCTCAATGTAATGGATCAGGAAAAAACCTAAGTAAAGACATAACAGACATTATCCAGGTAGATAGACCAGAGGCAGGAGAGCCTGTGCTTACTCCTGATTTAGCCGGATATGTCACCCCTGATATAGCAAGTTGGCAGGAGATGCGAACTGAACAGCAATTCATACAGGAGTTATCAGAGCTTACTATGTGGGGTTCAAAAATGGTTAAAGATGCCAATAATGAAACCGCAACCGCTGCATTTCTGAACGTTCAACCTGTAAACGATAGGCTTAATTCTTTTTCAGATGCTTTCGAAGATATGGAAAAGAAAATGGTTGATCTTATTGGGATGTTCTACCTTAAAACATATGAAGGTTCAAGTATTAGTTATGGTCGCAGATACTTAGTTGAATTGCCTGAAACTATTTGGAATAAGTATGAAAAAGCACGTAAAGAAGGCGTAAGTAAGATAGCACTCGATTATTTGTTATTGCAATTCTATCAATCAGAATATAGTAATGATATTCAAAGTTTAGTTATTGCACAAAAAGGTATTAAGTTAGAGCCATTTATACACAAGACGGATGAGGAATTGATTAAATTACCCGTATCTAATGATGATAAAAAAGCAAAGGTATATTTCAATGAATGGTTCAAAACTATCCCGGTTATTGATTTGCTTTCAAAAGAAGTGCAAGAGTTAGAAAAACTATATAAGGAATATTTAAACACTAAAACAATAAATAATGATCAAAACTTATGATGAATTTAAAGTAGTCTATGATAAAAAAGGCAAGATTATAGACAAGAAACTGACAGACAGAGGTCAGGTCAGGATAGATGAGCCTACCGCGAAGGTGAATAATTATTACAGTAAGTCAACACACTTACTATACGAAGTTGCAGAAAAGCAACCAGAAGTTAAGAAACCAGGTAGAAAGCCTGCAAATAAATAAATAATGATAGAGAATTTAGATCAATTGGCGAAGTTCGTCAAAGGTGGTGCAGATGTTCTGCAAAATGCAATTAATTCAGAGGAAAAAGTATCCTTAGAATTAATTGAAGGAAGCTTTGTAAGCGATTCAGAATTAAACACACTAAAGGATAGTAGGTTTAATGATGGGAAAAAAGAAGGTCAAACGATAGGTTATGACTTTGCAATGAAAGATATTAAAAAAGATTTCAGCATTGAATTAGAGGGAAAAGATAGAACAAAGATAGCTGATGCGATAAAAAATAAAATAATGTCTGATGCAAAGATAGAACCTAATAAAAAAGTAGATGAGTATAAATCATCACTTGAAAGCCTTCAGAAAAAGTATGAAACTGACTTAAATCAAAAGTCAAGTGAATTACAACAGCTTAACAACAAGTTGAGTGAATATAAAGTGAATGGCGATTTAGTAAACCATTTACCCGAAGGATTGAACGGTATTGATGCAAATGATTTTATAACGCTGGCAAAAACATCAGCAAAGTTTGAATATGAAGATGGGCAATTGGTAGTTAAAAAGGGTGATTCTATTATCAAAGATAAATTGGAAAAACCTATTTCACCAAAAGACTATCTGACTGATTTTGCAACTTCTAAGCAATGGATAAATACAGATGGCAGAGGCGGTGGAGATAATGGAGGTTCAAGCAACGGAAGTTTTAAAACAATGAATGACGTTTATAAACATATGCAAGATAATAATGTAAATCCAATGAGTCCCGAAGGTAAAAAGCTAATTGCCGATTTTGAAAATAGTAATAATTAAAAATTAATAAAATGGCAAGTTATGCAGATGTAGTATGGAATGCTGCTCAATTTAAGCTTGACGAAATGATGAATAAGCCTGAATTTAAGGCTAAACCATCAGCAGCTTTGAGCGTATTCATGAAAAACACCGACTTCCTTGTTCCTGCATCGGAACGCGAAAGGATGTGGAATCAAAAACCAAGTGATACAACAGCAGTCACTTTAAAGACTCTTGATAAGCAATCTATCTCAACAGGTAGCGCAAGGGCGCACGATCACACAGGCAACATTAATGATGGTTCAACTGCTACGGCAAGTTACACCACTTATTCGGCTACCTTTAAGTATTCGATCAAGCAAGCCGATAGGCATGTGTTTAGTTTAGGTGAGGAAATTGCAGCACAAATAAGAAGTGCAGCAATAGCACTTAATTCATCTATTGAAACGGCTTTAATGTCAAGTCTTAATACCAACCGATCTCAATCAGTAATATCTACAAGTCCACAGGCAGGAACATGGGATAATACTAATTATTGGTTTGGTGTATCTCAAACTGAAAAAGATTATTATTTCCAGCACATTCAGGCTTTCATGTTTGAGCAGTATTATAGTGGGCAATTTGATTTAGTAAATAATATTGGTGCTTCGATTAAAATGGGGCAAATAGCTCAACAAGGACAAGGTAATGCCACTAACTTAGGTTGGCAGATACCAGGACTTAACGCTGTAACATCAACAGCATTTACAAATGAAACAGGATATGATTTCATGAGTTATATCGTACCCGAAGGAACTATTGGTATTTTACCTTGGATTCCTGTACAGAATAGAACTGGTTTTGGTGATACTTTCCAAAATGGAGGTTCATATTCTTCCATGCTTGATCCATTAGGTTCAGGATTAACTTTTGCTGTTCATCAGTATGCTGCTGGTAGCGATACTTCAAGCGCAGGGGGTGAGGTTCAGGATGTATCAGTACAGGTTGAATTATCAGTTGATTTAGCTCCTGTATATGCACCTATGAGTACTTCTAATGCGAGTCCTGTTTATAAAGTAGGTCTTTTAACTTAATATAAGATGAAAAAGTTACTTTTAATATTGGCTTTTGTCGTTGTAGCAATGGCGGTCAATGCACAAGGTAGAGGTAGAGTTGGTACTTTGACAGTAGACACTTTACAAGGTAATGAGAACGTTACATTTGGGCCTATATCATTAACGGGCGGTTATGGTAGTTTATTTATTAGCGCAAAGATTGAAAGAATATCAACAGCAGCGGGAGGTACATTGTATCTCAAAACTGGTATAGATGCTAATTCAGCCTTAGTAGTTAATCAATCAACTAATCCAGGTTTATCGGCTGCACCTAATGACACTTTGGCAACTTCGGATGTAGCAACTCAATATTGGAATTTAGAAATACAAGACCCAGGGGCTTTAAAATATTATATACTTGGGGATGGTGATGCAAATGATACTGTCAAGGTAACAGTTAGTTATGTATACAAATGATTGATTTAAACACGATAAAAACAGCGATACTCGGAGTTAACGGTTGGAAACAATCGTTACTCACGGGTGCGCCTGTTATTGATGCAGGTAATCTTGCAACAAGTTCAGGGGCATATTATAACCAAGATTTTAGCAACCTGGTTACAGTAGATAATATTACAAAAGTTTATGAAACCTCTGGATTATCAGATGCACAAGTAAACACGCTATTAGATGACATTGCAGCAGGTGCCGCATCTAAAGTTTTGAACGCTGTTTTTAGCGATGATGATTTTATACAAAACGATATTTTATATCCATATGAATTTGATTTTAATCATACATTAACAAATGATACTTCGTTTGTAGGATATGAATTGAACATTGCAAAAAGAAAAGATATACTTAATTTAATAAATCGTATTAGTTTGACATTTGATGGTGCTGATACGGTTAAAGTACTATTGTTTCATTCAAGCAAAAAAGCAGCTATTGATTCAATAGAAATTACAACGGTACAAGATACTGAAACGAATGAGGAATTAACTGATTGGTTATTGCCTTATGTTAATTCTGTTAATGGTGGAAAATATTACATCGGATATTTAAGATCAGGATTGACAGCAAAAGCATATAACAGAGATTACGAATCGGCAAATATGGCCAATTCTTTTCATTGCATCGGGTTGCAATCAATTAAGGTTGATGGATGGGATGCTGAAACTCTATTCGATGTAAATGATATAGATTACACAAGCGAATATTACGGGATGAACTTTGACATATCAAGTTTTTATGCTTATGATTCTGTAATAACTCAAAACAAAAATAAATTCTCAAAAGCGTTAGGGCTTCAAGTCGCTGCTACTGTATTGGATATGATTGTAAACACCAACCGTATAAACAATATAGAAGCAAGCACACGGACTAATGCAATTTTACAATTAGAAGGATTTGAAAGAGATGGTGTTAATACCATTGGTATTTTAAAAAAATTAGATCAGGAAATTCAAAACCTTAAAAAGACATTTGTTGAAAAACCACAATTACAAATTGATACCTTACGATGAGCTACGGTTTAGATAAACATATTGACGAAGCTATTCAGAGATTAACTGAAAGTCTATGGCTGCCATATGATACTTCATATTTAGGGAGATCGTGGGTAATTAATCGGACTAATGGCAATCAACCATTTTCTTATCAAGGCAATAACGAATATCAGGAAGTCTTAGAAACTGATTTAAAAGATGCTTTAATACATTTTCATGTTGAATCAGACAGGCCAAATACAAGCTATTCAACAAGGACTGCAAATGTTTATATTATGGTTGCTGTTAATTTGGGCAAAATATACGGTTCAGATACAAGAGCAGTAGAACAAGCACATTATGAGGTTGAAAGTGTGCTTAATAATACAGCATTTGGCAAGTGTGATTTAGTAACAGATATTGAAGCTTATAATATATATGATTTAACAGATAGGCAAACTAAGCTTTTCAATATGCAGCCTTACTATGTATTTAGGTTTGAAAGCGAAATTAACTATCTAACAAATCAAACATGCCCTATTCAGGCAGTTGAAACATATGATGTAACCACATCGGTAACTCCTGAAAGTTCAGGAACTATTAATACAAATCCTTTAAGCTTAACAGGATTAGACAGAAATACACAGGTAAGTATTAATGCTACTCCTGCAACTGATTACGCATTTCAGAATTGGTCAATTAATGGAGTAATTTATACCAATAGATTGCAAACATTTTTTGTTACTGCTGATGTTGAGGCAATAGCAACATTCATCAATACGCTTACAGTAGTTCAAAGTGTATTTGAATCTGCACCCGTTTTAAGCGGTTCTGATTATGTGTTTGAAGATAGCGTAGGTAGCAACGATGTTATTGTTAAAAATAATTATGGCAGTAAATATGATGGTATTGGGGCTAATGTTGATACTGGCGTAGATTTAAGTGGATTATCAAAATGTAGTATATTAATGCGAGGTTATAAGAGTAGTAATAGGCTTGATGGAAGTGCTTATGATGAAAATCCTATTTATAATATTAGACCGACAATAAACCCAGGCGGTGATCTTTTTTTTGTTGTCTCAAATGGAATAACAAGTTACATTGCATCTTCAGGTAGCTATTCAGAATATGCATACTATTTATTTGTTTTCGATGGTACACTTACAGGAAATACAAATAGAGCTAAAATATATGAATTTACAAAAGAGGGTTCATTGAGCCAATTAACTATTGATATTGAGATTGGTACTATTCCAACTACAATAGCGAGTTTGCCTGATTTTATAATAGGGAAAGTTAATGATGCCGCTTATTCAAGCGGTCAATTTTTTGAATATGCGATATGGGAAGATGCTTTAGACGGCTCAATATTCGATAACTTACCCGCAGCTTATGCTTTAGAATCCTGCAAATTTGCTACTTATTTTGAGAGAGGTCAGGGAACTGAAATTACAAATATTGCTTATGATGGCAGCCTGGCAAATGGAGTAGTACAAAATGCTGATTTAAATGACTTTCACAGCGCCAGGTCAGACGGTTATTCAGCAACTTATATGTTAGGGTGTACATTATTTCAGAATAACACAGATGGTACGTTTATGCCAGTATGTTATGATGCCAATGGAAACCCAACCGAAACAACTATTGCAGGATTCACAAATAGAGGTGAATATCCTGCCGGAAGTGGTATATTAAAAGGATTACCAAACCTATACAACGGCATTACTTATGCACCGTTAACGGGTGATGTGGACTATAATGACATCAAGAACGAAACAGAAACGGCCAATTACCAAAGAACCGAACCCGATAATTATAGTATTTCAAAAGTGGAGGTGCTATCATGAAATATTTTACCATAATAACAGCAAATGAGCTTAATACAATTATCCCTGATGCAATTAAGGGATATATGAATTATGAAAAAGATTACACTTTAGGTGAAGCTGTACAAATCAAACGGGAATTAGCAGATGGTAATTGGGCCATAAGCGTACAATTAAAGCCATTAGTTTCTGCCAAAAATCCTAATGAAAAGTTATTTGATGTTGGTTGTGTTGATGGTGAAATTAAGCCTCATGAATTAGAAATGGCGAGGCAGCAATATGAAACTATTATAACAGAATCAGAATTTAAGCAATTAGAATTTAAAAATAAAGAAGAATTAATTTAAAAATAGAAATAATGAGTTACAATCAATTTTCATGCAGCAGCGCAGATGTCATTACGGGTATTACTCCAGGTTGTGACATACAGATTGGCGCACCTGAGAAGCTATTTTTTACAAATGTAGATTTTCAGTTTGATACAGAAACGCTTGCTAAAACCGAATCTCAATGGGGTATAGATATAGCAGCGCAAGATATTCTACCATCACCTTTAGTGGAGGAATTTGACGACAATTCAGAGGATGATACTTATTATGTATCACCTATTACAAGTTTAGCAACTTTCATTCGTGAGGGTAAGGCAGACTTTACGTTTAGATTTAAGTATGATCCGTGCTTAGACAAACGATTAAGAGGTTTAAATGGTCAACAAAAAAGGCTTATTTGGGTAGATGCTTCAAATAATGTAGTTGGTACTTCCCCCGATGATACTGTATTCAAAGGCATTATATCAGGTACTTTGAGAGTTCAGAAATGGAAAATGTCAACTGGAGATAACATTTCTTTTACAGAAATTAGATTTGCAGCGGAGTCTAATTATGAAAGGTCAGATCAGGTTGCAGCTTACAAAGCAGATTTCAACATTAAAGGATTAAATGGTATTCAGCCTGCTACCTTAACAGAGGTTAGTTCATCTGCGACAGAGATAGTTGTTGATGTTACAACTTCGTGTGGCGGTATTGCTATTGAAGGGTTAACTGATTCAGATTTTGTATTTTATGAAGGTTCTACCACAACAGAGGAAGCTATCACCGGAGCAGTTGAAAGCGCGACTATACCTGGAAGGTATACACTATCAGGTGCAGCATTTGTAACAGGTACTTTAAATTTAAGGGATGTTGTAACTTTGTCGGGATCGTATTATAAAGGTACTGCCTTAGCAATTACTATCTAATGTATAAGCCATTAACAGCCGACAACTTTAATGCTGATTGGCTTAAAACAGTAAGCTATAAAGAGTTTAAAAAGAACGCTATTATAGCAAAGTTTGAACCCCATGAGCAGGATTCAATGTTCCATGAGTTTACTGGGCGGCAACATAAACGCAAATCTAAACAGGGGGAGGAATAAAGCTCCCCTTTTTTAAAATGGATTTAATACGCCTTCAATCGAACCTAAGTAAGTTAGATGTAGTTGATTTAGCTTATACAATATTGGATGATATGTCTGATTTTATAGCTGATTTGAATAGAAAAAGGTTAGCTGAGGAAGGTAAAAATTCAGATGGTGTTGATTTATTTCCTTATGCCGATTTAACTATTGAACTAAAACAAAAGTATGGAAAAGGAATTGGAAGAATTACAGACCATACAACATTATTTGATACAGGCGCATTACATAAAAGCATATTTGCAAGCGTTATAAGTGATGAATTGATAGTCGATGCAACCGATCCTAAAACAGATGAATTAGAAGATAAATATGGTGAGTTCTTAGGATTAACGGCAAAGGAAATAGAATTAGTACATAATGAGTTTATTAAACGATTTATACCAGCTTTAGAAAATGCCATACTACGATAACATAGAGAATTGCCCTCTTGAATCCTTTAAACAGGTTCAACTGAAAAATGACTATAAGTATATCCTTATTAGTGGTGATTATGATGAATCGAAAGCTAAGGAATCATGGTTATCTATTATTGACGAATATCAGGAATCTGTAAAAAGCAATCGGAATAATACTTTATTTGAATACCAAAAACAATATCATATTGTATCAGGCGAATATCAGATAATTAAAGCGTGTTTATTTGTTGTTTCTCAAAAATTGCAAGTAAATCTACTTAATGAATTAATGCCTTTAGAATTGAAGTTTGAAAAACTTAATTATGATGAGGAGGTGAAAATACTAAATCAATATGGTTATAAAATGGATATTAACAATATTGATAAGGAACTTATCCGTGTTGAAAAGCAATCTAAAAATAAGTTAACACAAATTAAGATAGCTCAAAAGCGCATTGAAGATAATACAAAAGATAGTGGTAATTGGACTATTAATGACACTATATTTTCCTGCCAAAAACATCAGGGATTTCCATTTGCAAAGGATGCTAAAGTTATTGATTTGGTAGTATGTTTAAATGATCTGATCAGAAATAATGAAATGCAAAAAGCTCAATTAAAGAAAAAGAAGCATGGCAAATAACATTGATATAAAAAAGATAACAGGTGATATTGAGGCTCTTAACAAATCAATTAGATATACATCTAATATCATGTCTGATCTGATCAAAAAGCAGGATAAACTTAATAAAGAACTATCTAATGCTAAGGGATTAAAGCAGGTAAATGATAATTTAAATAAATCTAAAAAGACTCAAAATGATATAGAAAAAGAGTCTGAAAAACTTACAAAAAAGAAAAATAGTTTAATAGCCAAACAAGCACCTGCACTCAAAGAACTTACAAAAGAAACAATTAAACAAAACGAAAAAGTAAAGGAGCAAAATAGATTATATAGAGAGCAGGCAAAGCAAGAACTTGGAATAAAAAAGCGAAATAGTTTATTCAAATCAATGACTAAATCAATACTCGCTGCAAGTGCTGCAATGTTATCTTTCAGGGCAGCTTTTAATGTTGTTAAAAATAACCTCAAAACGATTGCCAACTTTGAAAGGGGCATGAATAAGGTTAGAGCTGTAGCAGGGGCAACAGCAAAAGAATTTAAGACTCTTCAAAAAAATGCTAAAGATTTAGGTTCAACAACAAGTAGAACAGCCTTACAGGTAGCAGGTTTACAACTTGAATTTAGTAAGCTTGGATTTTCAACGAAAGAGATATTAGCAGCAACAGAAGCAACAATACAGCTATCAATAGCAGCAGGTAGCGATTTAGCTAATAGTGCAATTGTTGCAGCTTCAACAGTTCGTGGATTTGGATTGTCAGCCCAAGAAACACAAAGGGTAGTTGATGTAATGGCTGAATCTTTTGCAAGTTCAGCACTTGATTTAGAAAAGTTTAAAACAGGAATGGCAATTGCTGCACCAGTAGCTAAATCATTTGGTAAAGATATAGAATTTACAACTGCAAGAATGTCAATATTAGCAGATGCAGGGTTAGATGCTTCGATGGCAGGAACTTCTTTGAGAAATATATTTCTTGAATTAAGTAAGAGAGGTTTGACTTGGGATGAAGGATTGGAAAAAATAAATACTTCTACAAATAAAAATGTCACAGCATTAAATTTATTCGGAAAGCGTGGAGCAACAGCCGCTTTAATATTAGCTGATAACATAGAGAAAGCAACCGCTTTAGAAAAAGCCTACGATAATGCATCAGGAGCAGCTAAGAGGATGGCTGATATAATGGAGGATGATTTAATAGGTGATGTCGACAGACTTAGTAGTAAATGGGAATTATTCGTATTAAATCTAAATAAAGGAGAGGGTAAGATAACTAATTTCTTTAGGGATGCTGTAAAATTGGTTACAAGGTTAGTAGGCAAAATGGATGAGCTTAACATGACCGATAAAGAAAGAAAAGATAATCTTGTACAGGAAGAAATAAATAGAAGCACAGTAAGATTTATTAAATTATTGGAGGATCAATTAAAATTAGAGGATGATGCTGACAAGAAAAAAGAATTAAGAGCCAAGATGGTTCAAGATGAAATAGATAGTGTTCAAAGGTTACTTGATGAAACAATAAAATTAGAAAAAGTAACTGATGATACAGCAACATTATTTGTTTTAGAAAGGGAAATAAAACTATATGAAGGAATAATTGACAATTTAAAACAATTGTTACCTATTCAAAAAGAGGTAAAAAAAGAAAACAATAAAGGCAGTAAAGAAAGGATAGATAATCTGGATAAGATTGAAAACGAACATTACAAAAGGGAACAAGCTATAACTGATTTTATAAAACAGCAATTAAAAGAACGATTAGGAGATCAGGAAAAATATACAGTTGGTTTATCAGATGAATTATTAGAAAGATATGAGGATAATAAAAAATATTTACAAAAGCTAAAAGATGATGAAGATAAAGCAGATGAATATAAAAAAAGGGTAAGAGATGAGTTTATTAGCAGTGCATCGAAAACTGGTAATGTATTATTTGATTTAGCTCAATCTAATAGAGATAGAGAGCTTGATGCAATACAAAATAATTATGCTGCACAAATTGAAGCTGCTGAAGGTAATACAGAATTACAAGAAAAATTAGCTGAAAAATTAGCAGATGAACAGAAAAGAATAAACAGAGAACAAGCAATAGCAGATAGGAATCAAGCTTTATTTAATGTTGCAATCAGTCAAATAGAGAGTGCAGCAAGATCAGCAGAAATAGGATTTCCACAGGCAATCCCTTTTATAGTTGCGGCTGCGTCATTTGGTGCAGCTCAAACAGCAGCTATTTTATCGCAACCAATTCCCGGATTCTTCACCGGAACAGAATCAGCCCCCGAAGGGCTTGCTTATGTGGCTGAAAAAGGGCGGGAGCTTATTGAATCGAACGGCAATATGTACTTAGCTGAAAAAGAGCAATTAGTTAATTTTGGAGGTGGTGAAAAAGTGTATAACAATGCCGATACAGAAAGAATGTTAAACGCTGCTATTTATAAAGATATAGCAGTTAATGGAAATGAAGGGGTAGAGAGTAGACTTGATAGCTTATTACATGAAATAAAGAATCAGCCTAAAGAAGTGACTGTATTTGATGATAACGGAATACAAAGGTATTTACAGAACGGTAATTCTAAAACTATTTATCTAAACAAAAAAGCACGTAAATGATAAGAATATTATTAAACGGCACGGCATATCCAGAGGACTATTTAAGTTGGCAGGAGGTAACGGATGTAATTACACGATCTGAAAAATATCATGGTGTAATGCAAACCACTACTTTAGAAATACAGCTTATTAAAGATGCCTATGATTATGTTGATGGATTAGATAATACTTTTGATATAGCAGCGGAATGCACATTTGTAAGGCAATCACATGATGATAATATAAACGGGTGGACAGATGACTTTTCCGGCTATTTAGATTTCACAACATTAAAAAGAGATAATCAAGGCAGCACAAAGAAACTTACTATTAACGCTTATTCAGATAATTTCAGTAATAAGTTAATTGAGAGGCAGGAAATAGAAATACCATATGATAGGTTAGAGGATTTAGACGGTGGAACAATTACACCTTTTGCTAACGAATATATAGAAGTCGATGTCGAAGGGATAGAGGTAGTTGGTGATGATGTTCCTACAATAATAGATGAAAATAAATACAGTAGTGACGGAACAGAAAGAAATGTAATTTTTGGATTAACAACAGATGCAAAAAATACAGCATTAAAAACAGTTGCAGCAAGAGAATACGGAAGTAGCAAGCAGGCATCAGGAATGAATATTGGGGATTGTTATTATCTTGCCCCATCTAATTCAACGCTAACAATAGATTATACTATATATTATGATTTTGGAAGTGATCTATCAACGCAACCTAATGACTGGGAAGCGTACATAAATATATATAAAGCCGTATTTGATGATGATTATAATCTGGTAAGCTACACAATACAGGAAACAGTAGTACATTATGATGAAGCTTTAGATCAAACATTTAGTGGAACATTTAGCATTGATCTTGTAGAAAATGAAGCAATTATATTTTATGCATATCATTGGGCGCAAAATATATTCGTAAATGAAGGTAGTTATTTAAACATAAAAGAAAATTCACTAATAACCACTACTTATTCAGAATTAGACCCACCAACACCTTGTAATTTTGTACCCCCTTTTGAATTTGGTACTCGAATAATTCAAAGTATTACAGGACAAACAAACGGGTTAGATTCACCAATATTAGGAAGAACAGATAGCCCAACGACTTACGATGAAGATGGAATAGGCTCAATGTATTTTTGCACTAATGGTAAATTAGTAAGGCAATTTCCGACAGGCTACAAAACAACAGATGATAACAAAAAAGCGCAACTATCATCAAGCTTTGCCGATTGGTTTGATTCACTTGATAAAGTGCTTTGCTTAGGTGCAGGGGTAAAATATGAATCAGGACAATATAAGTTATTAGTAGATGACAGAAAAGAGTTCTACAAAAATGAGGTAGTTTATACCGTATCGCTTTCAGAAATGGAAGTAAATACTTTTGAAGTTGAGAAAAACCTCGAATTATATTACAATGAAGTAAATGTAGGATCAACATATGAACAGCCTGAAGAAGTTAGTGGATTAGAGGAATACAATTCACCTCAAAGCTATTCAAGCCCTATCTTAAATGAGAATATACTTGATTTGCTTAACAGGTGGATATATGCAGCATATCCCTTTGAATTTGCAAGGCGAAAACCTTATACAGATCAGGAAACAGAAGATTACAAGTACGATAATAACAACTTTATTTTTAATGTAGAGCGTGACGGAGTAGGAGGCTATCAGCAATTGCAAGATACTGATTTCGATGATATATCAGGACTTGAAAATATATCTACATATCTAAATTTGAACCTTACACCAAGTCGATTATTAAAACGTTTCTATTGGTGGATAAATACGGGATTAAGAGGGTTTCAAGCTAAATACCTAAAATTCAATACAAGCGAGAATGTAACTGATCTAAGTACACGTAAAACAGGCGAAGCAAATAACATAGTTGAAAATGATGATAAACTAATTAGCACATTTGAAAGCCCTAAATTTACAGGTAATATAGTTAGATTTAATGCACCCGTAAAGAACTTTGCAACATTACAAGCAAATCCATATGGATTAATTGAATATACAAATCCATTAACCGACACGCTAAGTTATGGGTATATAAGAGAAATTTCAACAAGTAAAATAGATAAGGGTACTAACTTTGAGTTATGGGAAACAACAGGATTTAGCGAGGAAGGTAACTTTAGGCTGTTACAAGATGGTTCTTATCGCTTGCTTGAAGATGGTAATAAACGATTATTAGAAGATTAGATATGTTATACAACATAAATTAGTAACTTTGTAATATGGCTAAGATAAGATTTCCAGAAAGTAATAGTATAAGTTTTTGGTGTTTACAAGATCAAAGTTTACCCCAATCAGATAAAACAAGGGGTAATTTTGATTTTGATTATCCAAGCATCGAAAATCCATGCGAATTTATTAATCATGATATAGATACGCCTTTTTGGTTTCAGTTCAGATCAGATATAGAGTCATTCACGGCTTATATAATTAATGAATCCGGCACTCAAACAGATGTTATCAGCTTTATAACTGACGGTGTTGAGAATGCAAATAATACTACTCAATATGAATTATATCAGGAATTATCAGCTTATGACGCTGGATATTATTATTATTTTATAACATTCACATATGAAGATGAATCTGGTACTTATAGGAAATTAGAATACCAAAGCGAATGGTTTAATATAAATTCATTTGATAATAGTTATGTAGAATTAAAATGGAGAAATGGAGATTTCAACCCTTATAATGATGGTATAGTTTGGAGTGGAACTTTTCAAAGCATATTTATAGAGGGTAGACTATTAAGTTATACTCCTATTTCTGAAAAGAGCGTATATGTAACAGAAAATGGAAAATTAAAAACAACACAAGTGCAATTGGGCAAAGGGAAATTATTAGAAACTGAATTATTGCCTGATTTTGTAAACGAAAAATTAAATATAATATTCGGACATGATTACTATTATTTTAACGATATAAGATACAATAATGAAGAAGTTTCAGAAGGGGAAAGGCAGGGAGATACAAGGCTTTATTCATATAGTATATTATTGAGATTTGTAGAAGATCAAAACGGAATAGCATACGAAGATTATACAGATGATCCTGAATTAACGGGTGAGGTTACAGTTGTTGAATCGGGGGAAATATTAATCAATGATACAGATAGTTTATTAATCAATGCTACTGATGCATTATTAAAATCATAAAGACATGGCAGACAAAAGAACATATAGTTTAACACAAGAGCCTGATATAGATTTTGACTCATTTATACCAACTGACAAATCAGGCAATACAGAAGCAAAAGCATATAAAACAAGTACTTTGCTTAGAAAAAAAGTAGTAAACGAAATAGATGATTCAGGCAATAGTTCAGGAACAGTTAATTTTTCAAGCTACAACCTTATAAACCTTACTATTGATCAAGATTATGATGCTACAATAGCAGGCATTCAGTCTCACGAAGTTGTATTATTGAGAGTCGACAAAGGCAGTACGGATATATTTTCCGTTGTAAATCCTTCAAGCGATGTAATAAGACCTGAAAGCGTACAGAAAGGGTTAACGGTATTGTTCTATGCAATTTATAATATCACTTCAACAGATGCAGGCGATACTATAACACTTGTAAAACCACTGATAAATCAATTAGAAGATAATGCAATAACAATTACGGCCGATGACGGAACGGTGACAGCTACAGGCTTTGCTGAATCGGTAGTTAATAATAATGTATGTAATTTTGAATTTAGTTTTACTTATGAATCTGATTTAGGTGGAACAACTCACGATTTCACTCTAAGTAATTGGAATACTACTAAATATAACATAAACCCAACTTCATGTTATAGTCATGTAATTCAATCAGGTTCAGCAGTTATTTCAAATGCTAAGATAAATACAAGTAGTTTAAGGATAGATTTAGCATCATCTATATCAACATCAACAGCTACAACTATATTAGTAAGCGGATCATTTAAAGTAGAGTAATCATGGCAGGTGATAAAAAAATAAGTGAATTAGATAGCGCGAGTACGCTGACGGGTAATGAACAAACTGAATTAGTACAGGTAGGTAATAATGTTCGAGCTACATTAAATGCTATTAAGAATTGGATTGCTACAACTCTGAGTTTTATTAAGATAGTTTTGACACCTCAAAGCACACCTCCGACTTATGCAGAGGGGACTATATATTATGACGACAACAAAAAAGCCTTTACGGGTTATAATGATCAATCAGATGTATCACTAAATTTTGGTGAAGAAATAATTGCCCCAATTGTAATTAATAATACAGGTTCACAAATAGACAACGGTACTCCAGTTTATTTATCAGGTGTTTCAGGTGGTTATTATACAATTGATTTAGCAGATAGTGGAGCAAAAGAGAAATGTAGGAAAGTATATGTAGCTACACAAGATATTGCCAACGGTGCAACAGGAAGGGTAACCAAAATAGGTGAAATTGGGGGGTTAAATTTATCAGCTTATTCGATAGGAGATATATTATATTTAGACAGTCCATCCGGATTGACTACAACAATGCCCGATGATGGTCAATATTTAACTCAAATAGGATTAGTAAAGAGCAATTCGGGAACAGATGACATATTATATGTTGACGTAAAAACAAGTGATATTACAGTTGAAGTAACAGACACAAACGGTTTTCCATCAGACCAAAGAACAGGCACAACTATTAGTTTTGTAGACGGTACAAGAACATTTACAATAGCTCCAACAGGTTCTGATTTTCATTATTATCAATTAGGTAATAAATACGAAAAAACAAGCTCTGAAGATGTTATAATTACTGATGTTTCTGGAAATCATTTGATATATTATGATGAAGGAACACTTACCGCAGCAGCTAACCCCTCACTTGGTTTAGTTGATCAGATAATAAGAACTAAATGCTTAGTGGCTTACGTATATTGGAATTCAACAGAAGCAAAACACATCGCTTTAAATGATGAACGTCATGGGATTTCAATGGCACCAGACACACACGCTTATCTGCATTTTACAAGGGGAATACAGTATTTAGATGGTTTAGCAATTGATAATATAGTAATTGGGAATGGTTCATCTAATACGCATGCTCAATTTGGTACGGCATCTGGTTCTATAACCGATGAAGATTTATTTACCTTATTAGATGCGGTTGTAAGTACTACAGGATTAACTTATTATTACAGAGATGGTGCAAGTGGTATTTATAATAGTGGTACAAATGCAGGTTATAGTTTCCCTGTTGGATCAACACCACTACCACAGTATAACGAATATACAGGAGCAACTTATCAACTAACAGAGATAACAAGTGGTAATTATATGTTATTGCATATTTTTGGCACAAACTCAACAGATGAAGTGCCTATTTGTGTACTTGGCAATACAGAGTACTCCACTATTTCAGCAGCAACCATCGGAGCGGAAACAGAGATAGGGGAGGTACTTGGGGATGTACCTACTCCTGAATTTTTACCTATTGCAACGGCAATAATTGAGGGTAAAACATCATTTACCAACACACCACAAGCAAGATTAGTACAAGATACAAATGGCAATGATTATATTGATTGGAGAACGTCAGAATTACAACCTGGAGCAAGTCCAACCAGTCATACGAATTTATCTAATTTAGATAGCGATGATCACGCTCAATATTTAAACATAAACGGTAGAGCTGGAGGACAAACAGCATACGGAGGTACAGCTTCAGGCGATGATTTAACCCTTGAAAGCACAAGTAGCGGAACGAAAGGCTATGTACTCATGCAACCAAATGGAGGTAATACTGGAATAGGAATTGCGGTACCAGAAGAAAGGTTACATGTATATGATGCAACTCAGAATGTAATAAGTATTTTTGAGAGTGGCGATGAGGGGGTATACATAGCTTTAAAAGATAATACAACGTCTGCAAATGGCGTATTAGTAGGTGCAATAGGAGATGATTTAATATTAAGAGGTGGAGGAATTAATACCATTTGGGTTAATGATCAAAAAGTTGGGATTAATGAAGATTCGCCTTTATTCTCTTTGGATGTTAATGGTACAGGTAGATTTACAGATAAATTACAGATAGACACGACCGATGCAGGATCATTTACACAGGACTATTTAGTATTAGACGGAAGTAATCAAATAGAGAAAGTTACTCAATTAAAACAAACCTCCGAAGCATCAAACGCAACACCTGCACCAACAGGAGATGCAAGGGAAAACGAACACTATATTACAGCACAGGCAGCAGCAGCAACTTTTACAAATCCAAGCGGAACGGCTGCCAATGGTAATAATTTAATGATAAGAATAAAAGACGATGGAACGGCAAGGGCTTTGACATGGGGAACTGATTATGATGCATTTTATGATACACTACCATCGACTACAATAGCCGGAAAGTATATGTATATTAATTTTATTTATAATTCCACATCAACTAAATTTGAAATGGTATCAATCGTAAATGAGGCATAATGAAAAACGGTAAAATGTTAATGATGAATAGATACGGTCAATTAAATAAAATTGACGATGTGGCAGCGGGTGTATCGAACGATGTGTATAATGATGGTAGTTATATATTTGTGGCATCTGGTGCAGCAGGAGTTTATTCATTGTCAATTAATGCCTCTGGCGAATTATCTAATATAGATTCAGACGATCAAGGCGGCACATATGCAGGTGTGTGGAGTGATGGTACTGTAGTTTTTTTAGCATGTTCAAATGATGGATTAAGAACATATACAGTTGATGGATCTGGTAATTTAAATTACGTTGAAGTACACGATCAAGGAGGAAATTATCAAAAAGTGTGGGGCGATGGTACATATGTTTATGTTGCTGCAGGTTCTTCTGGAATACATTCATATTCATATAATTCATCAGGAAATTTAACATATATAGACACAGATAAACAAGGTACAGGTGATTATTATGGTGTTTGGGGCGATGGTACATATGTTTATGCAGGTGGTGGAATTACAGGAATAGTCAGTTATTCCATATCATCAGGCAATTTTACTCATATAGATACAGATTATCAAACTGGAAGTGTTGAATATAAAAATATATGGGGCGATGGTACATATGTTTATGTATGTGTTGGAACTACAGGCATTATGTCATATACGCAATCAAGTGGCATTTTTACACATAAAAATACATTAGACATGGGAACGGCTCTTGATGTATGGGGAGATGATACGTTTGTATACGTAGGGGGAGGCTCATCATCAGGGATTGAAAGCTATTCTATGGGTAGCAATGGAGAGTTTATACGCAGGAGAGGGTATAGATTTGGTGTGAGTAGTATGATCGCAATTCATGGCGATAATGAATACATATTAGCTGTCAATTCATCAAGTAAAATATTAAGTTTTGAAGCTGTTAAATAATGGAAGAATTTGCAAAATATATAGACGTACTAATACAAGCACCATTAGCAGTTATAATGATGTGGCTGATATATAAAACATTTAAAATGTTTGAATCATTATTTGATAAACTTATAGATAAATTGAATAAATAGTATTAATTTTACATAAACATTTGAATTATGGCAAAGAGAGGAAATAGAACAAAACCAAGACCAAAAAGACCTCGTAAATAAATGAAATGTATTAAGTACATATCAGCAATTATATTATTAATAATAGTATTATTTGTAAATCTCAATGAAATCAATCCGATTTGGGATGCGATTTACTATTCTCAATATTATATTATTGTTGGTTTTTTCATATATATAGGTTTTAAGTTAAATGGTGACGTATTGACCAAGAGCTTGCTATTAGCTCTTGGTTTTTACTATTCATTTGAAATAACAATGGATATAATAAACATTATTAATTCTGAAACGTATTATTATATATATAGTACGCGATTTATAAACTATGTTTTATGTGTTGGTTGTGTAGGTGCATTATTGATATTGCCATTAATGAAATTAATAAAAAAATGGAAATCATTATGAAAAAACTATTAACGCAACAATTCATGGGAGTATTAGCAGGTCTTGCATCAATAATACTTAGCATCACTTTGTATGCCTATAAATCCGATCAAAATCACATAGAAAAATTAATAGAAGCCGAAACAGAGCAAAGAATTGAAACGGATAAAAATATAAAAGATAGTGTTGTAAAAGCCGTAGATCATGCTGATGATATAATGGAAGCACACATTAAACAAGAGGCGATTGAGAGAGAAATAATAAAAGCCCAGTATACACAGATACAATCAGACTTAACCATCATAAAAAGTCACTTAATTAATGACTAATTATCCTGAAAACTACCTACACGGTAATAGAAGTTATGGCAAGATAATAAAGCCTATCGGTGTTATATTGCATCATAACAACTTACCTAAAGGTGAATTAATACGGCAATGTACAGAAAGGAAAGCGTTTATTAATGCCAAAGGTTTGAGAGTACCTCCTGCAAGTTATCATTGCGTAGGGTGGAAAGATGGAAGTCGGACTACTTTTGTTGATGATAATTTACGGGCATGGCATGCAGGTAAATCGGAATACAAAGGATTATCAGGGTTAAATGATTATATGATGGGTTATTGTTTTCATGGTAATACCAATCAAGAACCACTAACAACTAAGCAAATACATACCTTTATCGAATGGCTTATACCTCGAATTGAAAAACATAGTCTAACTATTGAATGGATAATTAGTCATATGATGGCAGCCCCCGGGCGAAAAGTTGATATTTCAGAAAGCGAATATAAAACAGTTATGCAAGCAATTAAATATTTATGGTTATGAAAACAAAAGAATTATTAATGTACATATTAGGAGGCTTAGTTGTATTTGGCTTCTTTGGTCTACTTGCTTTACTTGTGTTTAATCCTGCACCTATTGATAATCAGGATTTGTTAAATATAACAATAGGCTCATTAATAGCTGCCTTTGCTACTGTTGTGAATTATTTTTATGGTAGTTCTAAAGGTTCGAGCGATAAAAACGAAATGTTTAAACAATGAAATACATAATAGTTTTATCAATTGTATTATTAGCAAGTTGTAACCCTTGTAAGTATGTATCTAAACATCCAGAATGTTTCCCGAGCGATACAATAAAGATCGAAAAGGAAACAATCAGGCACGTAAAAGAATACATTACAAACGATTCTATTATTTATGATACTGTTGAAACTCCTATCTTAAAAAAGATATATGAAACTATTTTTAAAACTAAGACAATCGAAAGAACAGATACTATCTTTGAGAATAGATACACAGCCAAAATAAACCCCATAAACGAACAATTAAAACAAAGTAATGATAAGCTAACAAAAAGGAATAAAACACTTAAAAAATGGCTCTTATATACATCTATTGGTTTTGCATTAGCTTTAATATTCATAATATTTTTGATTAAAATTTCATAGTATTTTATTTCATAGTTTAGTTTTTAATTTAGCCCCTGTTTTCATATCGGCAGGGGCTTTTTTATGCCCTACAACATACTAAAACATTTTGCTACTAATTACAATAGGCTTAAATTTGAAATAAAAAACGATATGAAAAAGGAAATAAACGAATTAGTAGAGTTATCAAACAAGTTCATCAAGCTTGCAGATGGTAATAATGTTGAGTATAACGGTGATGATATTGAGGTTTGGTTTATTGAAGAACAGTCATCGGTAACATTCAAAGATTTAATTGAAATAACTTTTTGGACTAAAAACAGGACGGCAACGGAGGTTAATATAAAAGACATTGCCAGACTTGATGAAATACCAACGATCATAAAAGAGTGTGAATCGTATTTAGAAGATGTAATAAAAAGAATTTCATAATGATTGATTTAGTTAGTATAATTGAAAATGAAGGTAAGGTACTGCATGAAATAAGGCAGTACTTACTTTCTAAAGGTATTGAAGATGAATCCTTCATACAGAAGTTAAATGATATTTTTGAGCAATCATATAAAGATAAAAAGCTATGAATCCAGAAGTAAAAAGCTATTTAATAGAAATGGCAATAGTCATATTATTTTTAATAATCATTATACCAATTTACATTAAAACAAGGAGAAATGATACTTAAATTAACATACATTTACAAAAAATGCATATACAAAGCAATACTAAAAAAGTCGAAGTTAGACCTGAACAGGGAAATGATATTCGAAACAAACGACTTACTTACAAGCCTACAAAAAGAACTGAAAACATTAGAGGCTTTGATCTGGAAGAAAGGAAGAATTTAATAATTTATAAACTAAAATGATATGAATAAAAAACTAATAATTGTAGGGCTGTCATTTCTGTTATTGATACCTTTTAGACTGCCAATAGGTGTGTTATTTATAAACATAGTATCCATTATAGCTGAAGTTGGCTCAAATGGAATGATAAGTAATGGCATTTTAAGTGCAAATGTCACAGTTACAAAAATAATATACAATCTAATATTATCAAGTATGTTTGTGTATAATATTGAGATGCTATCAAGGAGTATTTTAAAAAGAAATCCGAGGATAGGTTCTATAGATGAATTTGCATATTACTGGACTATTATATTAGCTTCATTACTATTATGCTATATTATATTTGACTCTATAAATACTTATGATTTATACTATCAATTAAAAGGAATAACAAACTAAAATGACCTACACAATATCAACAATGCCTACCAAAATAGCTAACTCAACAGGCTATTCATTCATTGACCAGTACGGGCATTGTTTTATTATTGTATATGGAAAAACAAAAAGAGATTTATTAATTAAAAAACTAAAGATATGAAAACGAGTATTAAAATTAATGATGAAAAAAAGGATAAAGATTATTTCCCATCCCTATTTACTAATAAAGATAATAGTGTAATTATATTAGCTGACTCACGGATTAGTGATAAAACATTTTCAGGAATGGTTATACATTCAAATAATAATACTAAGGCTACTTTATTAGGCACTTACTCAAGTGGCTGGACGTATGCGCAATTCAAAAGGCTTTCAAAAGGATCTGTTATTGATATAAATATAACACAGGAGGATTAATAATGAACTTAGGTAAAAAATTATTATATGGCCATTGTACATATAAAAAAGGACTTTCAGTATTTAGGAATAAATCATCATGTATATTTAAACATGATACAGCTAAAGTATTCTATAGTGATATGTTTAATAAAAAAGGGGTATTCAATTATAAATATTATATAACAAAAAATACGAATATCAGAATTAACAATATGGATTTATCCAAATTAAAGCCTCATAATTATATTTCATTGTATAATGATAAAGTGGAAAATGGGTTTATTATTGATGATGAAGATTTGCAAATAGGATATTCAATAAGACCCACCGAAATAATATTATTATCAGGTAGCGGAAGTAACAGCTTAATTAGTAGGAATTATGAATCAAGTCATGGTATTTATAAAATGGCTAATGGTATAATATACTTTAATTATCTAAATGACGATGTATCTATAATACCAACTAACCCGCTAAGTGTATTATTTGGATTAGTTGACTTTAATAACTCTAACTTAGATCAATTTGAACAGATATTTATAAAAAAAGAGGGGCGAAAGTTTCTTGAATATTCTAATAGTATAAATAACAATATAGATATATTAAATATTGATTACAATACACCATTATTTGACAACTACTACAATGATTTTAAAGTTAAATATAAAAATTTAGTAAAGTCATTAAAGCAATTTACATTTATTAAATTTGCAAATGTATTAGATAAAACATTTATAGCTGATAATACTGGGCTTAAACATTCAGATATAATTAGAGGCAAAAAGACAAATAACTCTGATATTATAAAAATAGATTCGTTTTGGAATGAAAGCATAGAAGTAATTAATCCATTTAGCGTGAGTGGCCATTTCAGAAAACAGCCAATCGGCAAAGGTCGTAATGATTCAAAATTAATCTATATTGATTCTTTCATGAAAACTGGATACAAAAGACAAGCTAAAATATTAACCAAAAAATAAAAGATATGTATAATGTAAAGTCAAAAGTAGGTGGTAGATATTTATTTGCATATGAATATAGAAAATAAAATAAATTTCTTACCTTTGTATCATGCCAAGAGTACTAAAATATTTGAATAACACTACACAATATAGCGGAGTAAAAAACTCCCTGATTGTTCTTTATGTACTCTTGGCGGTTTACATAGGGAGCTTTTACCCCGCATCTTCCAAAATTGATTACATCGAATTTAAAACAACTGTGGGAGGCAAATCATTGAATTTGTCTATGTCACAAAATTCCATTATTAAATCATTAACCAAGTGTATGCAATGTTTAACCGACAACATACGACCTCATGTGATATTTAATAATGCTACAAATCTATTCAAGTCATTGCAATAGAACCTTAAAGGTGAGGGAGTAAACTGAATTAATGTGTCTGAACTATTTACTTAGTTAAATTCTACTACATGAGGGATATAAGGTAACTATACATTTAACCAACCTATAAAATAATAACTTTATAAACTAAAACAAATAACCATGAAAATAAATAGAAACCAAGTATATGTTAAATATAAAGGCCATTGTGCGTATTGTGGTGAAGAAATAAATATAAAAGATATGCAAGTTGATCATATAATTCCTAAGCGCAACTTTGAAACCAGTATTAAAAATAACTTCCGAATACCATCATTTTTAAAGCACCTCACTTTAGACGACATGAATCATATTGATAATTTAAACCCTACTTGCAGGGTTTGTAATAACTGGAAAGGCTCACATTATTTAGAATTATTTAGGAGTGAAATATCCGAACAGGTAAAACGACTAAATGAAAGATCATCAAATTACAGGATGGCTAAAAAATACGGACAATTAAAAGAAACAATTAAGCCGATAGTATTTTATTTTGAAACCTGCCCTACAACATAAAAACAAACCCCTAAATATTAAATTATAACTTGTATATTAGATGAAAAATTAAACGATATGAAAAGTATTATAAATTACAAAGGAGTACATTTTGAAGTTGATTACACTTATCAACCTTATGAAAAGCCAACACGTGACTATCCTGGGATGGGTGAAAGCGTAGAAGAAATTAACTCAATAACTCATCAGGGCGTAGAGTTTTGGGATATATTAGAAGATCAATTCGATGAAATTTCAGAAGTGATAATAAATGATATTAACAAAGAAGAATATATATAGATATGAAAACAGTAAACATTAAGGGTAAAGAGTACGTTGAGGTAAATGAGCGTATAAAAGAGTTTAGGACTAATAAGGATTATGAAGCCTGGACTTTATTAAGTGAAATAATATCATGTGATAGTGGTGTATGTATTATGAAGGCAACTATATTGGATGCTGAAAATCATGTAAGAGCAACAGGCCACGCATACGAAAAAGAGGGGAGTACATTTATTAACAAAACCTCATATATTGAGAATTGCGAAACATCGGCATGGGGTAGAGCTTTAGGAAATTTAGGCATTGGTATTGATACAAGTATTGCAAGTTCAAACGAAGTTGAAAATGCTATTGCTAATCAAAATAATAAGCCGAAAGGAAACATAGCAAAACCAGAATGTCCAGACGAACAAATAAACAAGGCATTAGATGCTATTGCCAAAGGTAATATATCTAAAGAAAATGCTCTTAAAAAACTTATAAATACATTTGATTTAACAATAGAACAAAAGAAAAACTTTGAATAGGTTTATATCAAGGGGTAAATGTTGCGATTAGTGGAGTGTACATTAAGCTAATAATTGCGGTATAAATGAAAGCGACAGGGTAACCGCTACCCCTTGAAATAAATCATAAAACTAAATATTATGAAATTCAAAATTAGATGCAGCCAAATAGGCAAAATAATGACAAAGCCTCGTAATAAAAGCGAGGTTTTAAGTAAAACAACAATTAGTTATTTAGAACAACTATGTAAAGAAGTAATTTATAATACAAAATATACATTTAGTTCTAAGTACACCGAAAAAGGCAATATAGTAGAAGATAACTCCATTGATTTTGTAGCTGAACAATTAGGATATGGCATGCTTATTAAGAATGAAAAGTATTATTCTAATGATTATTTAACAGGAACACCCGATGTAATTACAAAGGATACTGTAATAGACTTGAAAAACAGTTGGGATTGCTTCTCATTTCCTATTTTTAGCGATGAAATACCAAATAAGGACTACTACTACCAATTACAAGGTTACATGGCTTTAACGGGCTTAAAAAAGGCTAAATTAATTTATGTATTATCTGACACTCCCACCAATTTAATTGAAAAAGAAGCGTACTGGCATTGCAAAAATAATGGCTTCGATGAATTGGACATGGATATTTACAAAGAATTTGAGCAGCGAATGACTTATAATGATGTTCCTGCAGATGCAAAAATAAAAGTATATGACATTGAACGCAATGAAGATGTGATAAATGAAATATATCAGCGTGTTGAATTGTGTAGGGAATACATTAAGAACTTGATTAAAAATAAATAACATGGAAATAGAGATAATAAAACAGGCAGTAAGTGAATATTATTACATCCCTTTAGATATATTACTTCACCCTACACGAAAAAGAAAAATAGTTCAAGCAAGGCAAACAGCTATGTATTTTGCAAATAAGATAACTAAAAGGTCATCATCATACATAGGGCAAAGGATAGGTCAAAAAGATCATGCTACTGTATTACATGCTTATAAAACAATAAATAACTTATTGGATACTGATAAAGATTATTTTTTAGAGCATAATGAATTATATTTAATAATTAAAGATAAAATTGAACAATACAATAAAAAAAGATCAGAAGAAAGTAAAAATATAAATAATAATAAAAAATATAGGCATAATAAGTTAATCAGCAACATGAATCGCAGGAAACATTATAAAAATAAAACATCATGACAAATCCATTTAAATCAACAGTACCAAGTAATAGGGAAATAGCAAAGCAAACTAAAGAGCTATTGAATCCTGAACCAACCGAACTGCAAAAGAAAATTGAAAGCCTTAAAACTAATGGATGTAAGAATGGAATAGATAATACAGCTATTTGGGGCAAGCATAATCCTAACTTTGATCAATCAAAAAGTTTATAACATGGAAGTAATATTTAAGAACAAAACAAAGAGAGTTGAAGTAGCCGAAATAATAAACGGTAATGTTAAGATAACTTTAAAAGGCGAAGATGCCAGGGAATTAGCGCGTATTTATACTGATGACCGATTTAGTATAGATAAGTACATTCAAAAATTATTTGAAACAAATTAGAATTAATATGAGCCAAAAGACATGAAAATATTAAACCTATACGCATGCTTAGGAGGTAATAGATATAAATGGGATGAGGTTGCCAAAGAAGCGAATATTGATATACATGTTACAGCGGTCGAACTTGATACTGAATTAGCCAGGTTATACCAGGAAAGATTCCCAAATGATAAGGTTATAGTTGCTGATGCTCATAAATATTTATTAGATCATTATAAACTATATGATTATGTATGGAGTAGCCCACCTTGCCCCTTAAATAGCAATGCAAGGTATTGGAGTTCTAAAGGTGGTAAGTGTAATGTAGAATATGCTGATTTAAGGCTATATCAAGAGGTTATTTTATTAGAAAAATATTTTGATGGGAAATATACAGTTGAGAATGTTGTATCATATTACGAACCATTAATACGGGCTAATAAAAGAGGTCGGCATTTATATTGGACAAACTTTAATTTGCCAAATATATTGAGTAATAGAAATATTCAGATAGGAGCAGGCAAAGATGAGGTTAAGAAGTTATGTGAATTTCATGAATATGACTTTTATAAATATGGCGGTGACCAAAGAAAAGATAAAATAGCCCGTAATCTTGTAGACTATGAAGCTGGCAAAACAATACTGCAAACTGCCTTAGGTATTATAATAGAAAGTAATAATAAACAATTAACTTTATACTAATGAGCCAGGAAACACAAATACTAACACACTTAGCACAGGGGCACAGTATTACACCTTTAGAAGCTCTAAATAAATTTGGTTGCTTTAGACTTGCGAGCAGAATTAACTCACTTCGTAAAATCCATAACATAAAAGACAGATGGATAGAATCAAACGGTAAGAGATTTAAAAGTTATTTTATACCTGCTAAACAACATACCCAACAACTAAAATAATTAATATAATGTTTGTAAATTGCATGGTATAACGAATAATTATATGGGTAGTGCAACCCTGCAAACTGCACAAATGTTGATTAAATGTAGAACCGCTCCCGTTTTATTTTTTGAGCGAGGGGCACAAAACTTAAATAAGATGAATGATAAAATTGAATTTTCAAAAAGCAGTTCCTTTGCGATTACAAACAAAACGTTTGATATTGATTACACAAAGGTAAAAACTATTGAAGATGTAGTAACAGTACTTAAGGGATTACAAATTACAGTAAATTGGCATCAAGAGCATTGCCCTGAGCAGTTTAAGGAAATTTACGAAAAAGGTTTTTTAATTGAGCGTGTGGAAGAAAATAAAACAATACTAAAGGTTGATTAAATGCGCGTTGCATTACCTATATAATGCGAGAACTAAAACAACAATATTATGAGCGTGGATTTAAAAAAATTAGCAAAGCGAGTTGATGAAGCACTTGCAAAAGAAACACCAGAAAGCCTAACTAAATGGCTTAATGAGCGTAGGCAAAATGCCGATACGGGAGAAAGGCAATTAACTATACCTGATGTTGTATGGCAAAGCGAACAGTTAAAGGCTTTTGCCGAATATTTAGCAAGCCGACCTGACTTTGAAGAACGCAGCAATAAAGATTTAGCAATAGACTATTGTGATAGCCTTTAATTGCATACAACGTTGAGCGTATGCGCCTGTTGGAGCGTTAATTAGAATTACAAACTTTCAAAACAAGAGAAAAGATGGAAAAAGAAAATACAGCACAAGAAGCCACTAAGCCAATGGCGTATGACGCATTGTTAGCACCAGTTACTTATGGATGCCCTCAATGCGGAAGTAAAAAAATTAAAGAAGAATGTAATAACCACCACCAGACCAATGACGAGATGGAATACCTTGAATATATGAAGTGCCTTGATTGCGGACATGACTTTGTATCGTAATTGGTGCTAACGTTTTGGGTATGGTTTGATTTTTAACGGATTTAAAAAACGAAATATTATGAATTTAGAAGAAACAGTAAAAAGTAATTTATTAACCAGGGGATTTAATAAAGAAACACAACTAAATAACAGAGGCTTGATAGGAGCGACTATTGATGAAACAGCACTAACGGTAGTTAAAAATTTAACTATACCTGTTGTTACCCGTAGTTATTCTTATGTGGAGCTAAAAACAGCGTTTGAACAAGCCAGATGCAACGACCACTCGTTTGAAGATTGGTTTGATTTTAATTACGGGTAACGGTTTGTGTATGGTTTGAAAGCCAACGCACAGACTTTGATTAAATGAACTAATATTAATTTGGCTTTTTAACTACACATTTTGTTATAAGCCGTAAATTTAAATAGAATGGAAAACTTTGAGGAATACACAATTACAGTAGCTTGGGAAATAACTGATGGTTACGTAGGTAAAAGCCGACCACAAAAAACAGTAGTTAAACCATACGATGATATGGACTTAGAAGATTGGGAAGAACTAACACCAGATGAAAAGGAGGCGTATCTGGATGATGCTGTACAAACCGACTATGAAAGCAAGATAAGCTACGACATTAGTGATTATGGCTTATAACAAATGTATATACGCACCTTTTGTATAACAAATCAATACTAAATCAATGGACACAAGCAAGTTAGGAAAACCATATCCAATACGTTTAACTTATGATCAAAATAGAGCTATTGACATGTTAAAGTTAAGCAGTTTTAATTAAACTAAGTTCATTAGATTAGCAATTGAAGAAAAGCTTAAAAGAGATTTTAGAATAATGTTAAAAAAAGTAAACAATAATAAAACACCATTTTAATATGGAACTATCAGAACTTTATTTAATAGCTAACCACTTTAAAGAATGGCTAAAAAACAGGAGTAAGAAAAAGGAAAAGTCAAAATAAATTTGTATATTTGCAATACATTGTTTGGCCTCCACGTTAGAATAATGTAAAAAATATTGTAAATAAACCTTGAATTGGGGATAGAGAGTGGAGGCTTTTGAACCAGTTCAAGGTTTTTTTATTAAATTAATTTTTGTTTGTTTTTATAAAACATTCATAACATATGGAAAATGTAAAATTAGTTTTTGTCGGTACTGACAATGAAACAGAATTGCAAGTATTTGCAAACAATGAAAACAATATCTTTATTGATATTCAAACTGAAGGTTACCCACATTCATTTATTACATTAAATAGAGCAACTGCCATTAAACTTTCAAAGGAATTAAAGAAACAAATATCATATTTGGAGGGAGAATAATGGAACATGGTTGGATAAAATTACATAGGGCATTCGTAAATTGGGAATGGTTTGATAATGCCAATATGATAAAGCTGTTTATATATCTTTTGTTAAAAGCTAATCATAAAGAAGGTAGTCATCAAGGTACAATAATAAAAAGAGGGCAAATAAAAACAGGTTTAGATTCATTAGTTACATCTTTAAAAATACCAAAACAGCAACTAAGGACCTGTTTAAAAAAATTAGAAAACACAGGCGAAATTAACACGCAAATAACAAACAAATATCGTATAATAACTATATGCAATTATGATAGTTACCAAGATGAGCAACAAGCAATCAACACTCAAACTAACAAGCAACTAACAAGCAAACAACAAGCAACTAACAAGCAACTAACAGCAAACAATAATGATAAGAATAAAAAGAATGATAATAATAATAAAGAATATATAGATGCCGATTTTAAAAAATGTTTTAATGAATGGCTGCAATATAAAAAAGAACGCAAAGAATGTTATAAAACACAAACATCTGAAAAGGCAGCTTATAATAAATTACTTAAATTAGCAAATAATAATCCAGACTTAGCGGATGCAATTATTCAACAATCAATAGCAAATAACTGGGCTGGTTTATTTGAATATAAAGGACCTGCAATAAAAGAATTTTCAATATCAAATTATCATATACCTAATTCGGACCAATTCGGATATACAAAAGAAGAATTAATTGAAAAATGTAAACAAGGCAAATACAAATTGAAATGATTAAATACGGCAATCTAACAATAGACGATCAAAGAATAAAAGGAAGTCAAGGTAAAACAATTTGCCCTAACTGTATTGAATTAGGCAAAACAAATATTAAAGATACATGCCTTTCTATTAATAAAGATAAGAAGTTGTTTAATTGTCATAAATGTGGTTGGTCCGGTTATTATGGTGAGATCATAACCAATTCAGAGAAAACATATAAAAAACCTAATATCGGTAATTTAACTGACCTTAAAGATGACCATATGCAACATTTTTCAATGAGAGGCATATCTCAAAAAACAGTTATTAGGAATGGTATAAAATCAGCTAAAGGCGATTGGTATAGTTTTGTTTATTATGAAGGTCCAGAAGTTGTTAATATAAAATACAGGACCAAAGACAAAAAGTTTATGCAAGCTCCTGAAGCTAAACCAACAATGTACAAATATAATGATATAGTAAATGAGGATAAAATAATAATATGTGAAGGTGAATTTGATGCTTTGGCGTGGGAGGAAGCAGGCTATATATTCGCAACAAGTGTAAATCAAGGCGCACCAAATGCAAAAGATAAAAATATAGAGAAAAAACTTGAATGTGTTTACAATTGTTTTGATGTATTTGAACAAGCTGAAACAATTTACTTATCTGTTGATAGTGACGAAAACGGTCAAAGGCTGCAAAGAGAATTAATTAAAATGTTTACTGCTGAAAAAATTAGAATAATAGACCATTTAGATTGTAAGGATGCAAACGAAGTACTTATAAAACATAGCAAAGATAAATTAAAAGAGCTATTTGAATCTGCAAAGGAAGTTAAGATTGATGGAATATTTGAGTGTAATGATTTTGAAGGTGAAATAACAGAGGCTTATAGGACCAGACAGCCACGAGGTACAACTACATATTTTCCCAATATAGATGAATGTTGGACTCATAGACCTGGAGAAGTTACAATATGGACCGGATATAACAATGAGGGTAAAAGTTTAGTTTTAAAACAATTACTTGCTTTAAAATCTAAATATGAAAATTGGAAACATGCAATATTTAGTCCAGAAGAGGTCCCTCATTCAGAATTTTATACCGATATAATTGAAACATATATTGGTAAATCAGCAGATAAGGACCAGCAAAAGTATAATAATTATATGACTGAATACCAATTAAAAGAAGGTATTGAATTTTGCAATAAATATTTTTTTACTGTATATCCTGATGAGGACCACTCAATTAATGAACTACTAAGTAAGTTTTCTTATCTGGTCCGTAAAAAAAATATTAAAACAGTTACATTCGATCCTTATAATCAGATACATCATAAAATGAAATTAGGAGAGCGAGAGGACCTATATATAAGTAGATTTATGGCGAAGTTAAAAAAGTTTGCAGTAGATCATATGGTAGCCGTCCATCTTGTAGCTCATCAAAGTACACCATTGGTCCATTCTGGAGAAAATTATCCAATGCCTAATATTTATAAAATAAAAGGAGGTGGTACATTTGGAGATAAAGCAGATAATGTTTTAGTAGTTTGGCGTGAGTTTAGAAATACGGACCAGTCAAATACAGCGGTAAAATTCATAAGCCAAAAGATTAAAAAGCAGAAGTTGACGGGTATTCCTGGCGAAGCTGTAATAAACTATGATCGCAGAACTAATAGATATTTAATTAATGATGCAAGTCCTTTTGAGGCAACAAATACAGAACAGTTAAAAATATTAGAACCAGAAATATTGAAACATGATGAAGGATTGCACCCTAATAGCTTTTATGAAAAAGAGCAAAGAATGTTTAGTGAAATTGAAGGCGATGCACCATTTTAATAAATTAAACTAATAAAAACATAAACTATGAAAAGAGAAATTAAATTTAGAGGAAAATCGGTATATGGTACATGGCACTATGGTGATTATTTTAGTTTAGGATATAGTAATAAAATAGTAACTTCATTGTATAACGAAATTACAGAATCACATGACTTTGAATATCATGATATTATACCCGAAACAGTAGGACAATTTACAGACTTAAAAGATAAGCATGGAGTAGATATTTACGAAGGTGATTTAATAAAAATGATTGACGAGTGGTATGATGGTGATATATTAACAAAAGGATACTTGGGAATAGTTGTATTTGATGATGGTATGTATTGTATCCGAAAAAAAATTAATGATGATATAACAAACTGGATGCCTTTAGATGAATCAAGTGTTCTTAATTATGAATATGAAATAGTAGGAAATATTCACGATTAAACCATGCTACACAACATAATAAAATAAAACCTAATAATAAATATTAATTAGTAATTTAGCGTAAACTTTAAAAACTAAAATTAAACGATATGAGTTATGAAAATTACAAGTTAAGATACAGACTTACCACAATCTATATCTTAATTGATGCTTTAGAAAGCGAATTAACAGCATTAAACCCTATTAAGCACATTAATAATGTTGAAGCATCTAACGAATTAGAAAGCCTTAAACATAGGATTACAAGAGTTAGAAAGTATTTAGATTCCGGACTAAAACATTATAAAGAAGCGTGGGGGGATTGTTCAGATGTTATTACTGAAATAATAGAGAATAAAATAAAAGAAATAGAAATCGCTGAACTTGCATCTAAAAACTTAAAATAATGGAATATAAAGACTTTTTAAAAACAAAAGAGAAAACAGTTATACAAAGTGGATTCGATATTGAAGAATCAGAATTGAATAGTATGCTTTTTGACTTTCAAAAGTTTACAGTAAAAAGAGCATTGAAAGCAGGTAAATATGCTGTATTTGCTGATACTGGTCAAGGTAAGACAGCCATGCAATTAAGTATAGCAAATCAAGTATTGAAGTATACTAATAATAATGTATTAATACTTGCTCCATTGGCTGTAACAGGGCAAACAATAGAAGAAGGTATAAAGTTCAATATTAAAGTTGAAAAATATAATCAGAAAACTATCGGACTTCCTTTTGATAATCCAGGAATATATATAAGCAACTACGAGCAACTTGATAATATAGATATTCAATATTTTAATTGTGTATGTTTAGATGAAAGTTCGATACTTAAAAATGAATCCGGAAAATTTAGAAATCTATTAATAGAGAAATTTGAAAAAACACCTTATAAATTTTGTTTTTCTGCTACTCCTTCACCAAATGATCCTATGGAATTAGGAAATCATAGTCATTTTTTAGACGTTATGACATACAATGAAATGTTAGCCATGTATTTTGTACATGATAGTTCTAATACTTCAAAATGGCGTATTAAAGGGCATGCAATTGATAAATTTTATGAGTTCGTAAGTACTTGGGCTATTATGTACTCTCATCCTAAAGACATAGGATATAAAGCTGATAACTTTGATTTACCAGAACTTGAAATAATAGAAGAACAAGTGAAAACAAAAGTACCAGATGGCATGTTGTTTAGTGGTTTAGCAGTTAATGCAACTGAATATCATGCAAGTCTAAGGGAAACTCAATCAGAACGAATTGAAAAGACATTATCAATTGTTGAAAGTTTAGGGAATGAACCAATTATTATATGGACAAAACAAAATCCAGAAGCCGATGCAATTTACAAACAATTAAAGCAATTAGGATATAATTGCAGAAATGTACAAGGTTCTGATAGCCCAGAAAAAAAGGAAACTGATTTATTAGGATTCGCGCATGGTGATTATCAAATATTAATTACTAAAGAAAAGATTGCTTCAATGGGGTTGAATTATCAGCATTGTAAATATCAGATATTTAATTCTGTTGATTTTAGCTTTGAGCAATCATATCAGGCAATGCGTAGAAGCTGGAGATTCGGACAAAAAAACAAAGTAACTGTATGGATGGTAACAACTGACAGAATGATTAATGTAGTAAAAACTCAACAAGATAAACATAAACAATTCAAAACTATGCAATCACAAATGACAAAAGCAGTAAATAAAAACATAAACAATCAAATAACTACTTCGATAGATAAAACAGAAGATATAAAAACAGATGATTATTGGGTAATGCGTGGCGATTGTGTACAAAGAATAAAAGAAGTTAAAGACAATAAAGCTGATTTAATAGTATTTAGCCCACCTTTTGCCGATCTTTATACATATAGTAATCATATAGAAGATATGGGAAATGTAACAGACTATGATCAGTTTGTAGAGCAATTTAAGTACTTAGCAAAGGAACTTAAAAGAGTAATCAAACCAGGTAGAATTATAGCCATTCATTGTATGGATTTACCAACATTAAAAAGCCGTGATGGTTTTATAGGTATTAGAAGATTCAGCTCAATGATCGGTGATATATTTGAGGAATTAGATATGTTTTTACATGCTGAATTTACCATCTGGAAAGATCCGCTTTTGGCAGCTGTAAGAACCAAAACAATAGGATTAGCACATAAACAATTATTAAAAGATAGTTCTATTATTCGTGCTGGATTACCAGATAAAGTACTTTGTTTTAAAACTAAAGAAGAAAATGAAATCCCAGTACAAAAGGAATTATTCAATTCATATGTGCCAATGCATGAGCATGATAACTTTCCCCGTTCAGTAGAGGAATTTAAAAGAATGGCAAAATATCATAATGAAGATAGTGCATATAGTATAGAAGAACAATATTCTCATCAAGTTTGGCAAAGGTATGCAAGTCCTATATGGATGGATATAGACCAAACTAATACATTACAATGGAGTAAGGCAAGGGCTTCAGATGATGAAAAACATATATGCCCATTACAATTAGAAGTTATTGAAAGAATAATATTACTTTATTCAAATAAAGGCGAAACAATTTTATCCCCTTTCGGTGGTATTGGATCAGAAGGTTATCAGGCTTTAAAAATGGGTAGAAAATCAATAAGTATTGAGCTAAAAGAATCATACTTTGAATTAAATAAGAGAAATCATAGTTCAGCAATAGAGGAAAAGTCACAATTAAGTTTATTCTAATGAGATACTATTACGAATCACTATTAAATAGAAATTATCAGGCTACTTATGATCGTGGCCTGATAACTCCTAATACAACCTTTGACGAGTTTTGCGATTAGATGCAAGAGGAATTAAACGAACTTAGGAATGCTAAAACAATAGCTGAAAGATCAGAAGAAGCTACCGATTTAAAAAGTGTATGTGAAAACTTTCTTATTCACATTGGTAAAATACCATTACTGGAACATAGGAAAGTAGTTGAGAAAAATGAAAAACGTGCTTTAGAACATATAAAGAGGACGC